CTCTACTACTAGCTGCTCTTCAATATCAGAGAATATTTCACGCACCTGCTCTTCTACTGGTGCTGTTTCCTCTACTGGAATCTCTTCGATGTATGATTCGTCTTCCATCTCTTCGCCGTCCTTCTTTGGCTTGCACATTGCCACTTCAGGAGCATACATCTTTGCCTCTACAATACATCTAGGCTCCGCAGGTGTAGGTGTTACGCTTGCTTCTGCTAGTGCCCAACGTGTAATCTCATAAGCATTACCGACCATCTTGCGTTCAACTAAATGACTACCAGCACCAGAGGAGAATCCTAACTTGCCTTGACGGGCTAACTCAGAAATCATCCTGCCATATTCATCAGCCATAGCAATCTGACCTTCAAACCACACTCCAGCAGATGTCTTCTTGATGTAGCCTTTTCCTATAGCACTTTTCTTGATGGTCTCATCCATACCGTGATGGTAGTAGAGGTTGATACTAGACGGCTCTGATAGGTCGCGACCAAAGTCAGTACTAGCAGTGAAATAATCACCAGTAGTGTCAGGAGAGGTAGCGTCAGTAAAGCGAACCAGATAGCCCTTGATGTTTCCCTTGCTATCTGCTTTCAGCTCCGACCCAAATGCAATCAATAAGTCTTCCATAACTTCTCCTGTTACGTCCTGCGGGATTGTACCTTTACTCATCTTCGTGCTCCTGTGCTATGTTGTTTGCCCAAGCCATACCCGCATCTCCTCCCCAAAGGTCCCACGCAATCCTACCTGCTGATGGAAAGCCCGGTTCACCTTGTCGGAATCCTTGAGCGTCCTTGTCTACTTCGTGTCTAGAGAAGTAACTGACCATACGCATCACAGTATCAAGACTTATTGGTTGTTTGTTTTTCAGTTGGACAGCACGAGCAACACCAACTTCTGTACCGCCTCTGTTGAACTCCTTACGCCACTCTAGTGCTCGTTCTGCGTTATCAGCCATATCCTGATTTGGAGTAAACGACTCTGCCTTCTTTACCTCAAGGATACTTTTTGCCTCTTCCTTTACGGTAACAGGTACAAGCCCAGTATGCTGAATGTCAATACCTAGCGCGTCATTGATGCTACTTACGTCATAACCAGCACGAATAAGAGTGCCAGCAGTATCCGCAACAACCTTGAAACCTTCTGTTCGTCCTGTAGTAATACCTTCATCGCCATCCTCTGGTATAAGCCCTGATATACGCTTGGCTTCCGCTAGGTTAGCAATGCCAGATTTATAAAGTAGTTCTGCTCGCTTAGCCTCATCTGTGCGGTTATCCATAAGGGCTTTTACTTTGCTATAGTCATACTCAATGTAATCACCCTCTACGTACCCCGGTTCATCTGGTAGGAGACCATATGTAAACGCCTCTGCAATAAGGGCGCACAAAGGTAGCATTCCATCTTCCCACGCTTGCTGTTGTGCCTCCTGATAGTTACTGTAGGTGCTGTGCTGTAGTCCTGACGAAAGACCTAACACCATAGGGTTTAGTCCCATAACAGCGCAAATACGAGTCTCTGGAAGCATACGCAAGGTGTCTAGTGCCATATCAGATGGAGAGTGGGAAACCTTCTCTATCTTTACTGGACTAGTCATAACAACAACACCAGCACCGTTATCACTGTTGTACTGTGATTGAAGGCGGTCTTTTACGGCTACTGCTTGCTCACGCGTCACTTCAGTAGCATTTCCACTCATATCTGGGCTAACAAACATTGATGGTAGTGGGCTGTTAGCAAGAGCATATGCAGTAGAGCCAGCAACGTTATCTGTGGCAATCTCTTTTAGGGCTGAAACAAGCGGAGAACGCCCATAACGAAGGTCTTTAGGGTCTCTACCTATCTTGATGTGAATAACGTCCTCTACAGCAATATCGTACGCTTCGTGTCCTAGAGGGCTATAGCGATATCCAATAAGTGTCCCACGTGTATTACTGTTGAACCCTACGCAGTCAGCAGGCAGGTATTGAAGCGTTCCAACACTACCATCCCTGTTGCGTACTTTTCTAATGTATCCGTTACCTTGAATAATGATGTCCGTAATAAGATTTGAGTAGAATACAGATGGCAAACACACTCCAGAAGACGGATTCTTCAAGAGGGAAATGATTGGACTATCTGCAATATCATCTTCAGCTCCGTTTACTTTAGTCTTATAAACGGGAGTCACTTGGTTCCAGTTTCGGATGTACCAACTCAAACCACAGGCAACTACACCGTTTAGTCCAAGGTCACCAGCAACGTCACGCCAGTTTCTGTTACTTGACGGTAGTTTCTGCGACAATAATGTGTATAAGCCACCAACACCAGACCAAGTCAAATAACTTGTCCCTGTATTACGTGACGGTGGAGGCAAGAGTAATGCTGGGTCAGCCGTTGCCTTTACGCCTCTGAATATATCAAATAATCCCATAACCTTATCCTTGACCTCTGTGGATTGTACCCGCGCCTAAAATGCCTCAAATGTACGCGAACCTAGCTTCAATGCTTCGTATGCGTAAACAAGAGCGTCTACACAGTCATCGTGCTTGCCGAGTGGAAATGACAGTAACTCATCCTCAAAGTAATCAGGAATATTTCCGTGGTAGATAAGTCCTTGTTCGTACCTAGCCTCTAAAATGCCAAACCTGCTAACCTTGTCACCTTTAGGCTTCACTCCTATAACGTTTAGGTTGGGGTCGCGCCGTAACAGTTCTTGAACTACTGACACCTGATATGCCACTTGTTCAACAGCTATGGTTCGTGGATTGTGCTTACGTGCCATCTTTTGGATAGTTGCTAGTACATCATTGAATGTTGCGCGTACACGAACTACATCAGTCACATAGAGTAGGTTATCCTTATCCTGCTCAAGTATTACGATAGCAGTGTAGTCAGCATCATCCTTTGTACTGATAGCAAGGTCAACACCCATAAACTTTTGCGTACTGTTGTTGATAGTGCGACCCTTTTGAATCCACTCCCGCCTTACCCTTGTTCCGGTGGCATCAAGGAACTCCGCTTCGTATTCTTGACGGTAGGCAATGCTCGGTATTCCCGCTGACGCTTTTTTGATTTCTTCTTCTGAAATGAAAGGGTTAGACGTTGACGGGAGCCTGAAACTTTTCCAATCATCTTGCGTATCCTCCATCTTGTAAAGCGTGTGGAAGTAGTTTATGCCTCTAGGTGTAGACATAAAATATCCATCACCCTCATAGTCCGTAAGTGTAGGTCGTATTGCTTGTGTCCACGCTTCTTCTAGAGCCTTACACATAGCTGCCTCATCTACTATGACACGAGCATACTTACGACCCCTAGCAACAGTTGTAGGGTCATCAAGCGTCCAGTAGTCAATAACACCTCCACCAATCAACTCTATGCGCGGTGCTGGAGAGGAAACTGACCTTGTAATGACTGGTTTTAGGATGCGCCGTGTAGAGGAAAAAGCCTCTTCTAAGAGTCTATACGTTGGCGCGAACCATCCTACTGGCTTACCGCTTTGGAGTGCCGTTTCTAGGATGAGATTGATACCCATACTAGTTTTTCCAAAACGACGACCACAGGCTAAAACATTGAAACGTTTCCGGTTGTCTAGGATGTGCTGTTGTCCAGAATGCGGTCTTTGGATAGTAAGGGTTATAGGTCTAGCCATCTTTAGGTTTACTATCGTCGTACCGAACTACAATCTCCACTTGACCATCGTGTTGTTGCCATAACTCCTGACGGTCTGACCAATCTTCCTTACGTCTACGCTTTAGATATTCAAGAGCTGCCTTCCAATCACCTTGTGGGTCGTCTATCTCATTCATCAAGCGGTTTACTGCTCTTGACGTAGCCTTTGCTTCTGCCTCTGATAGGAGTAAGTCTACTTGCGGGTAAGCAGCTCGCCAGTTGTATACGCTTGTCCAATGTGTTCCGCATAGCACCGATGCTTCATTGATTGGTAGTCCGCGTTCTACAAGCTCGCAGATATTCTTGATAAGTTCTTCTGATAACTTTGTTGCTTGACCACGACCCCTTGTGGTTAGGCTTTGCTTTGCTAGGATGTTACGCTCCTTTGGTTGTCCTCCGCCTCCGTTAGGTCCAGATGTTCTTGTTCTAGGCATATCTTTTCACCGTCCTTATTAGCAGGTCAATCCAATGTGCTGTCATATATTTGTTCCTTTACCCTGTGCTCCAACCTAAGACATATCTCTGTCATCTGCCGTAAGCAATAAGGCTCCTTTGGTTGACGGCAGGTTTCTATGTGGGTTATCTGTTCAGGAGTAAGTCCTGTTGCTTCTACTATGCGAGAAAACACAACACCAGCTTTGCGTAGCCAGAAGTATCCAAGCACTGTCTCAGGTCTCATATCATAATGTACCTTTACCAATAAAAAACCCCCATCAGGCGTGTTGCATAGCCATC